TAAATATCGTTGCAGTAATGCAAAAGTATTTTGACCAAGCAATTAGTGGTAATTGGTCTTACAATCCAGAAAATTATGAAGACAACCAGGTACCTGTGTCTATTATGGCACAAGACTTATTGACTACATATAAACTAGGTTGGAAGACTTCTTATTATCAGAATACATATGATTCAAAAAGTGATATAGATGAACCTGCTCATCCAGTTGGATGGAAAGATAATGTAGAAGTAACCGAACCCACAACTTTAGCAGTTGAAGAAGATTGCGATAGCTGTACAATATAGAAAGATAATATATGGCATATTTGTGTGTTAACACACCTCATATTGATGTGTATGTTAAGAAAGAGTATCTATATGATGGACAAAAAGGTCACGGAGAGTTAGTTGAAGGTGTATGGGTAACAGCAAAGTCGATACAAGGCAGAGCGTTATATTTTGAAACTTATATACCAGAGTATGGTGCTTTGTATGATAAGTTACCTATTAGTGCTTTTGTATGGAAAAAAGATTATAAAGGAGAAGTATCATTACCAGAATTGCAGTTATGGGATTGTTTTAGTTATGATATTGCAATTATTGAAAAACAAATGCTTATTGGCAATCAATGTAAATATTTGTCACCAAGCAAACAATGGTATAAAGGTTGGTATATGTTTACAATAGACAATGCTAACTCAACAAATTTAGAAAGAAATGTGACTTATAGTGAAGTACCATCACAACATAAGTCGTTTAATATATTGAAATTAGAGAATGGTTACTTTGCAGCTCAGCCGAACAACAGAGTAATATTTTATGATAAGAGTTATACTCCTAGCGAGTTGAAGTTTCCAGACTTCAATGTGTCCACCAAAGAGTATAGTGTAGAATGTGAACAAAAATGGACGGCTGGCGACACCGATAAGTTTTTTTATGATTTAGAGGAAAGAAAAGAATAATGGCAAGAAGCGTATTTAACAAAGATAAAAAATTAGACCAAATGAAACAACCAATGTTTTTTGGAGAAGACCTACAGGTTCAACAATATAGTGATATGAAATATCCTATTTTTGATAAATTGAATCAACAACAGTTAGGTTATTTCTGGAGACCTGAGGAGATTTCATTACAAAAAGATAGAAACGATTATGCTGAGTTGTCTGAACAACAAAAATTCATATTCACTTCTAATCTAAAATACCAAACTATGTTAGATAGTGTACAAGGTAGAGGTCCATGTTTGGCATTTTTACCATTTGTATCTAATCCTGAATTAGAAGGTTGTATTGTTACATGGGATTTCATGGAAACAATTCACAGTAGAAGTTACACACACATTATTAAAAATCTATATTCACAACCTAGTGAAGTGTTTGATACTATTCTTACAGATGAAAAGATTGAACAGAGAGCTGAAAGTGTTACAAAAACCTATGATGAATTAATTGAAATGGGTTACAGATGGCACCTTGATAAGAGTAAAGTTGATTTACAAGAACTTAAAAAGAAAATGTACCTTGCAATGGTGAGTGTAAACATCTTAGAAGGACTAAGGTTCTATGTATCATTTGCTTGTTCGTTTGCATTTGGTGAATTAAAATTACTTGAAGGTTCTGCTAAGATTATTTCTATGATTGCAAGAGATGAAAGTCAACACCTTGCAATGTCACAAACAGTTATTAATAACTGGCATGATAGAAATGATGATAAAGACTTTATCAAAATCAGAAAAGATTGTGAAAAAGAAGTGTACAAGATGTACGAAGAATCAGTAGAAGAGGAAAAAAGATGGGCAACATATCTATTTTCACAAGGAAGTATGATTGGACTATCAGAAAAACTATTACACCAATTTGTAGAGTACATGGCGAACCGAAGAATGAAGTCAATCGGCCTAACACCACAGTACGAACAAAAAACAAATCCTTTACCATGGGTCGACCATTGGTTAAACAGTAAGGGTATGCAAAATGCACCACAGGAAACAGAAATTGAATCCTATGTTATAGGTGGCATTAAGCAAGATGTAACTAAAGACCAATTCAAAAAATTTAAACTATAATGCAAATGGAAAAATCAAAAAAAGCATGTACCTCCTGCGAAACTAAATATACCGTAATATGGGATATTGAAGAGCAAGATTTAGAACCACTTACTTGCCCATTTTGTGGACATGAGGTATCAGATGAAGAAGAAATTGAAGAACGACACGAAGACGATTTGGAAGACGAAGATTGGAATTGATTATAGTTTAACCAGTCCAGCAGTATGTGTAAATGATGGTGATTTGAATTTTTATTATCTTACAAATAAAAAAAAGTGGATAGGCAAACAAAGTGATAATATTATTGGTTATGAACATAAAGAATGGAACGACCCTATTGAAAGATTTACTTATATATCAGATTTTGTTATGGACCTATTATCAGATTACAAACAAAACCAACCAATTATTTTCATTGAAGGATACTCCTTTGGTTCAAAAGGCCGAGGTGTATTTCAGATTGCTGAAAATTGTGGTATTCTTAAATATCGTTTACTTGAAGAAGAGTATGGTTACCATACAGTTGTACCATCTGTGGTTAAGAAAGGTGCAACAGGCAAAGGTAACGCAGACAAAGATATGATGTATGAGGCATTTGTGAAAGAAACAAACATTGATTTAAAAAAACTATTTGATACTGATAAAGTAGGTAACCCTATATCTGATATTGTTGATAGTTATTATATACAAAAGGTTGGTAATGATAATTTTACCGGATAATAAAACAATTAGTGATGGTTATGCACCTCATAAGTTTATACATGGCTTTGTAAAACATTGGGAAGATTTGCGAGATGAATGGCCAAATGAAAGTTTATTTAAAGACGAAGGACATGTAAAACCTAGAAAGCATGGACAGAGGCCACATTTAAGAAAGTTTATGTGTTACTCACCATGGCCTGATAGTCCATACTTTGACCAATATAAAATACAGAGGTATCAACTTTCTGAAACATGGGATTATTTTGTAGATAAAATTTTTAGTAGCAAAGAGTATTCTGATTGGTTAAAAGAAACACTAGAAATACCAGGTAATAATTTTAAATATAGATTTGATTGGCATGTGACACAAGGTGGTCAAGATGTATCGCCTCATGTTGATAGTGCAGGTAAATTAGGTAGTCACTTGATATACTTTATGCCAGAGGGTTGGAATGATAGTTGTGGTGGTCAGACAGTATTCTACAAAGGTAAATTAGTAGAGAATTTAAATCCTGAATTTTCAGATTTCAAAGAACATGTATCATACTCAAATGTAGGTAATACATCATTACTATTTAAAAATGTAGAAGAAGGTTGGCATGGTGTCACAGAGGTTAATAGTGACTTAAACAGACAAATATTTAATGTGGTTATATTGAAAAATGATTGAAATTTGGAATAAAGATAAAACAAGATTAGATTGGGCAATAGATGTCCAAGAAAGAAGTGGTATAAAATTTAAGTTTGATAATAACAATAGATTAATCAAAAAGAGAATGAATACCTTTTATACAAAAGAACCAAAGACACTAGAGTGGATTGATAGTTTTGAACCACATGATACATTCGTAGATATTGGTGCTAACATTGGTTTATATACACTATATGCAGCTAAGCGTGGTGCAGTTGTACACGCATTTGAACCACACGCTGGCAATTTTGCAGAGTTGGTAACGAACATATATATTAACGAGTTTGATAAAGTAAAAGCATATCCTTTTGCAATTATGGATAAAATTAGTGTTAATGAACTTGCTATGTTATCAATTGTACCAGCACAATCTCATAATGATTTTGGTATGAATGATGATAGAGTAAAACATTATGTAGCAGGTTTTACATTAGATTATACAAAAGTTAAACCACATCACATTAAAATTGATGTAGATGGTTTAGAAGACAAAGTAATTGCAGGTATGGATAAATCACTTGAACTAGTCAAATCAATACTTGTAGAAGTAACAACAACAGACACATTAAAACCTTTACTAGATTATGGTTTTATTATAGATGAAAGTATGACTTATAAATTAAGTGATACTGAAACAAATTATATTTTAAGGAGATGATATGAAAAATATAAAAGGGTGGTACCTGCCTGATTGGGATAACCACTATGAAGCTATGTTGACTGAACACAATGGCACATGGCATTATCAAAAAGAACAGAGAGAATTTGCATTAAGTTTTGTAAAAGACTGGAACAATGCATTGGATATCGGTGGCAACATTGGTTTTTGGTCACAAGAACTATGCTCAAAATTTAAATCAGTAACAGCATTTGAACCTCATCCAGATAACTTAGCCTGTTATGAAGCGAATATGAATCACTATTCAAATTGGCAAATGGAAGAAGTTGCATTATCAGACCACCAAGAAGAGAACGCAGTATTGTTTTCAAGTCCTGATGAAAGTGGTAATGTTAGTTTGTTAGCTCATGGTGTAACTCATGGAAACTCTATTAGAACTCTAAAAGAAGAACAATTGAATACAACTTATACAAATGTGAAAATGTTAGATGATTATGTAAATGATTTTGAAAATATTGGTTTTATCAAAGTAGATTGTCAAGAACACGAAAAAGAAATTGTAAATGGTGGATTAGATTTATTGAGTAGGCATGATGCTGTTTTATGTTTAGAACTACCATGCAGAAATCCACAAGAGAAACAATACCATGATGATATAGTAAATGTTTTAAGTGGTATTGGTTATCAAAGAAGAGGTAACAAAAGAAAAGAAACAATCTTTACAAAATGGTCTAGTTAAATGTGTGCCATTCACGGTATATTTAAAAGAGATGTCAATACCATTGAAAAGATGGTCGATATGGCGCACCACAGAGGTCCTGATGGTGATGGCGCTTGGCATGATGACTTTGTAACACTAGGACATAATCTCCTTTCTATTGTTGACGAAGAACAAAAGTCAAGACAACCGTGGATACATAACAATCTTGTTTTAGTTTATAATGGTGAAATCTATAACTATAAAGAACTAGGCAAAGAGTTTGATTTAACTACAAATACAGATACCGAAGTTATTATAAAAGGTATAGAAAAACATGGTCACAGTTTCTTAGACAAACTAGACGGCATGTTTGGTCTTGCATGTTATAATAGAACCACTAAACAATTGATATTAGCCAGAGACAGTAATGGTATTAAACCTGTTTATTATGGTTTTCATAATCACACTCTGTGTTTTTCTTCAGAAATTAAATCTTTATTAGAAGTAGGTTTTGACCGTAGAGTTTGTAAACAAGCATTATCTCATTATCATAAAGTAGGATATAATTCAGGTTATCTAACTATGTTTGAAGGCATACAGAAATTAGTACCTGGAGAAGTTAGAATATATGATGTCATAGAGGGTAATGTAATTGAAAGTAGAAACTTAAATAATTACAAATATGAATACAAAGGTGTAGATGAAGTACAAGAAAGAATTAATCATAGTGTAAAGGAAACTTTAATGGGTCGTAGAAACACTGGTCTATTCTTATCGGGAGGTATGGATAGCACATCTATTTTATATGAAATGTTAGAGTTAGGTGTGAAACCAAAAACTTTTACCACAGCATTCAACACAATTGACCCACATAGTAGATTAAATGAAGATAGTCGAATTGCAAAGAACTTAGCAAAAGATTGGAAAGTAGAACATAATATCTTAAATCAATCGCAACAAGATTATGTTGACGCATTAGATGATACCTTTTATGCATTAGAAGAACCTAGACAAGGTAAATCTTATCCATCTTACTACAATACTAACAAATTTTTATCTCAAAATAATATTACTGTAACACTTGCTGGTGATGGCGGTGATGAGTTATTTGCAGGATATAAACATCATATGACGCCTGATTGGGAAAATCATATGAAAAGATTAAGTGGTAAAAATAAAATACTTAAAAATGACGAGCTAAGTTGTTCAATAGATGATATGATGAACTATCTAAACGAATGGTTACCAACCACTCCTATGACTGGTGATAAACTAAATGATTTTTTATATATTGAAAGTTTAACTAATTTAGCTGAAGATTTTTTTATACGAAATGATAAGTTAGGTATGGCATTTAGTATGGAAGGTAGATTTCCTTATATGAATAAAACTATTAGAGATTATATTAGAGCCATACCCAGCGAACAAAAAATTAGAAAAGAGTTTTACGAAAATCCTACTTTATATAATAAAAAATTACAAAAATCAGCTTACGCAGGAAAATTACCACAATATATTATTAACCATCCTAAAACAGGTTGGAGATTTCCTACAGATGAAAT